TCACGCCCTCGGTGTCTGCGTATTGTTCTACCAGCCGAAGAAAGAGTTCCTGCGCCTGCTCCTCGATGTCTTCGAGGTGTCCGTCCAGCGTCCCGGCGGTCAGCAGGTTATAATACAGCACCCGGTGGTGCACCTTCAGAAAAGCTCGCCGCCGCTGCCCGTAAATGCCGATGGGGCGTTCTTCTTCGGGTGGTAAGCAAACATCTGGCAGGCAGTAGTCGCCCTGCCTTTCGGTTACAGTCTACCAAAACCGAAAGGCAGGTACGAGTCTGCGAATTTTCAAATAGCACATTGGTATTGTTTTAGTATCTGGGGTCAGTCGTCATCTTCATCATCAAATAAAGAATTACGGTATTCTTCCTCTTCACGACGATATTCGCTATCATCCCAATTGTAAACATATTCGCCTCGGTCAATACTGAAGCCATCCTTTTCGATGTATTCATATTCGCCGGACTCATAATTAAAACACCACTTAGCCATTTTTATTCATCCTCCGTTCCGAGTACATATAAAAGCATTCTAAAAGCAGAATCTTTCTTTGCTTCTTTTTTTGATGAGGATGTCCCATCGAAGTAATAATCTTCTTCCGCTATACGACATTCGCAATTCCAAATAGGATTACCATTGTTATCATATGTCTCCTTAAACTCATAAGTAGGAATGGAAAAATAACCTCTTCGTGCCAATGTTTCAAGTTGGTTAATTGCATCATCACGGTTAGGATTTTCAATTTCGTCACGGATAGATGGAAGCATATCATTTCTCTCTAAATACTCATACGCTAATTTGCAAGCAGCCATTCTCGCCTCACGGATAGACACACCGAAGCCGCAAAACACCGGTAGAGAATCAAGCAGTTTGAGGTAACAATGATATTTAAGCTTAGAATAGTTGTAATCTAACGGAAAGCTTTGATATATAGTGTTATCCTCTTTAAAATACCAAGTCGATGAGTAAGAAGCTTCTTTGTATTTGTACCAAGGAAAGCACCCATTCTCGTTCATTTCCCATTCCTGAATAAGTCGCACATAATTGGTGTCGGTATCATTAATTAGAAAGTCTTCGGGCACAAGCATTACTTCAACCACTTTTTGCAAGTCCTTCAGATTCCATCCTGAATCGATCGCAACAGCTCCGATAATAGCTTCAAACAAATCTTCTTTTACGGAATCTTCTTGGTTGATATTATTCTGTATATCGCCCTTCCCCATAATAAGATGTTCGGAAAAACCAAGTTCATCCATTCGGCGAGCCAATGCTTTTTTATTCACCATTCGACTTTTGATTTTAGATAGGTCATCTTCGTTATAGTCACAGCCGAAACTATTTACTGCCGGCGCTTCGTAACCCTCTTGATTACGTTTGAATTCTTGTTCCCAAACAGAAATCTTTGTTCCGTCAATCGGATCCCCATTTGCTAAATACCCGTACTTATGAATAAGCAGTTTAACAACCATAAAATCAAGTGCTTTGTCTCCAATGAACTCGAGCACCTCATTGTTTTCACCGCCGTTCTCTGCAGTATATGAGCGACGAGTGAAAGCTTGCTGCAACAAATCAAGATTTTTAAAATCATACCCGATTTGTCCCTGCACCATTTTCCATACTAATTCTTTTTCCATAATAAAAAATCCTTTCGGTAATGCATTTTACCAAAAGGCATAATAATAGCCTGACAAAAACACTTTCCCTGTGAGAATAGGAAAGACAATGCCAGACATATATCATTAAATTTAATTCTTTGTTTCCGTTTGTTTACTCGGGTTCACTTTCATAAACAGGAATAAACACTAAGATACAATGTTTCAAATTTAATGTATTACGCCCTCAAGTATATTCATTATACCCAAATCACGAAAACAATGCAAGTATTTTATTAAAAATCATCTCCTTTGTGGCTATCAAACACAAAGGAGATGCAGAAATATATTAAGTTTTATTTTCTATGCTTCTTCTTCCTGCTGAATTCATTCAGCGTCTGGATATGCCAGAGGCTTTTGCGGGTGATGGAGCGGAAGGTCAGCGAACAGAAATAGTCGATTAGAAAGATTTTCGGTATGTAAAAGAGTTGTCCTTTGCGGAACGATTTAAGCTCCCCACGGTTGCACCAATTTTTTATTGTAGTTTTGGCGTAGCCGGTCAGGGTGACAACATCCTGCACGGTCACGACATCCTTATATTTGCCGAGCAATTTGGCGTAATAGTCGTGCATTTGCCGGAGGACATCCTCGGGCAGTTCCTTGGAAAGCTTCGCCACATAATGACCGCCGTACCATCCACGGGGTGCAGAATAGAGCTCGGGATAAACGGCTTGTTCCTCAAGGTACGCCCGAACATCCTCTTTCTTAATTTTATAGCAGCGTGTTTTCTTGCCTGTCCACTCGCAGGGCACCTTGCCGCTTTTGAGCAGGTGCAAAGCCGTGGACTTACTGATATGGCAAAGGCGATAAAACTGATCCTTATTCATCACATTGGTAACGCTGTCCCAGTCAATCGGTAGATTCTTCATTAGATACACCTCAAAAATAGATTTCGTCGGTTTGAAGTCCTTTCTGCGGTGTATATAATTCTGTATTGCCTTCTCTCGCGATTTTTCTCCTGTCTCCCCTGATTTCTCTCCAAAATCGGCAAAAATGCCGATTTGAACCCACTTTGAAAAAATGCAGTTGTAACAAGGCTTCAAGGGCGAAAAAGCCTTATTTTAAGCGGCTTTCGGCGCAGACGAAACGACCTGAAACTGGCACAAAACGACCGGAAGTTGACACACTGACTAAAAGACTCGAAATCATCGATGGTAAGCTACATGAATGTGATAGCCGTAATGCCTTTGCTGCGGAAATCCTCTGCCTGTTCAGGGTCAGAGCAGAAAACGATATCCGGGTTGACCGCCAGCAGAGCTTCGGCACTTACTTCGTCAGAATACATCGGAATATCTTTTGCCGCAGGATACATCAGTTCAAGTCACTGCGTTTCAAAGGTGGCATTACTGATTCCAATCAGGTAGTCACCCAATCCAAGACCAACCATCAACTGGCAGCCAAAGGAAAACAGATTGACAACTTCGTCGACTTCGGCAGGGATTTCAACCTCTGCTCCGGTAATGTCAACAATGCTGCGAGTTTGTTCTTTTTGATTTGTAAAGCTACAGCCGGCCAGAGATGACATTGCGATAATCATCGTCAGCAGCAGTGCAGTTATCTTATAAAGACTTTTCATGGTGCGCCTCCTCAATTATTAGGTTCATCAGAGAAAAACAATGAACGCAACTCCTCTGGAATTTCTACATATATGCCGATAGATTCATATTTGCGGTTTCCGTCATCAATCTCCGCAATAATGCTTCGGCACAGTTCCTGTTTGCCCCATTCGTAACTCACATCCAGAAGGCATCTGTACAGTTCCATCTTTTTGCGGATATACGGGACAGTAGTTTCTTTTTGTTCGCAAATTTTAATGCCATCCATCAGGAACTCAACAGAGTAAGAGTACCGCTCCCAAATGCACATCATGTCAGCACACGGGATGATCATATTATCAATCTCATCGAGGTCTGTTGGCGTAATCCGCTTGGAGATTTCTTCTGCCTTGCTTAGATAGGCCAAGGTGTCTGCAAACGATGGCACAATAAATGTTGCATACCATGCCTTGACCATATAGTAGATGCACCGCACCTGCGCATACGGCTGTGTTTCGGCAAACACTATTTTTCCTGCTTCAGCAATAAGTTTATCAATCAGCTTCTTCCGTTCCGGCTCACTGCGCATCAGCATCATAGCCTTTGTCAGCAGATTTTCCGCAAGCAGATGCTTGCTGCCAGGACGGTGTGACTTACGGGCATAGCGGATGGTTTTATCTGTCGCATCCACCATCTTTGTGAGCAGATGTTCCTCATCAGCATCAATTGCATCGTAGGCACCACCCAGAGCATGATCATAGAATGCGGACAGCAAATTGTAATACTGCGCCCACACGTAATTGTGGCCAAATTTCTTAGCCGCTTTTTCTGCTTCACGGAGTTTTGCCTCGGCTGTATCAAAGTCTTTCCATTCCTGGTAGATAGAGAGGATACAATCATATAGCTTCATGATTGTAAAACCATTTTGACTACGGGGACTGCTGAGTAGTTCCTCTGCCCGCGCCAGGATGAAATCCTCACGATGCCTCGGCATATTGATCACGGCTCTGTACAGAAGGTCATAATAAATATTCTCTTCAAGCAGAACCGGCTCGCGCTTACAGTTATCTAGGATGCCCTCAGACAACTGGACATAGAAGGCAATCTTCTTATGGTCAGCAGGGCTCCAATCTTCGCAGCGTTCATACCGCTGACGAACTGTTTTCCCAATATAACCTTGGCTCTCGGTGAAACGGTCAAACCATTTTTTCAGTCGGGGGTGCTTCTCAAATGACTCCTGTGATGCCTCCATAAGCCACAGCAGCTTTTTGGGGTAGTCCTCTCGGTGTTCTTCGGCTTTCAGTTCCCGGAAGAGAAACTCCATCAGACGAATGGCGTGGGCTTTTGCCTTGTCAGACCAATCCCAGCAATATACGGTTTCCTGAATGACAGGATGCAGGGAAATGACTTTATCACACAGATTCATCCAACCGTCACGAATCAAAGTGTTTGCGTAGTCCTTGGAGTCGATACACAAAACATCGTGAAGTAACCGTATATCAACGCCGTTGCTGTCGACCAGAGACATTACCTTCAAGAGATTTCTCATCTGCTCGGACAAATTATCTGCTTCGAACAGTGTAGTGATAATGTTTCGGAGTGTCTCTGGGTAAGCATCCGCATCTTTGCTGTAGATAACCTTTTCCGGGGCCATTGCTGCGAAGCCGTGGGTATCTACCAAATTGGATGCCTCACAAATAGAAAGATAACTGCTGGAAATCTGCTTTGCAATCAGTTCCAAAACCAATGTATGACCATTCACCTTGGAAATAATGTTGTCGATATATCCATAATCGGTTGGCAACAGTTTAGAGCAAAGATTATGCTCAAACAAGCGGTATAGGTCCTTGCGTTCAGTCAGGGCACCGACAGGGATTTCAGTATAAATGTCTGCAACCGGTGATTTTCGGCTAATCAGAATAACCTTCCAGCCGATAGCAACTACATCTACGAGATCCTGATTGATTTCTCCGGAATAATTATCGATTACGAGAACCGATTTTGTATTGGCAACAATCTCCCTGAACGCACGGAGTTTTCTGTTATAATATTCGCTAAAACTCTCTTTCGCATTCTTTTCGATGGTCGAAATACAAGCTGTCGTATCATCAATCAGCGTTCTCGAAATACTGCCGCTGAAGGTCAAATACAGCAAATTATCGATACTTTCAGCCTGCTGCGACAGAAACGCCCGGACGAGGGTGCTTTTGCCGATACCACCCATTCCGGTCACAAAAGCACACGGAGAATTATTATTACCGAACCATGCCGTCAGGGACTGCAGGTCATTCTGTCGCCCGACTAATTCACCGGTAACCGTAACGGTGCTGGATTTAATATAAGGCTTAGAAGTGTCAGTAAGGGATTCAATAGATGTCAGTGCGTTGACGACCTGCGCCATATCGGAGTAACGATCAAGATAAAAGTTCGCCAGAGCATTGTGGAAAAAATCGGTTAACGCAAAATACAGCTTATCCTGGTATTCTTCCTCTGCATACACAGACTTGCTGAAATCGAATGTGGCCTCTGACTCACAATCCGCAGCTGTGGGCGTAGCACCGAACAAAAGATAAAATAGCAAGGCACCCACGCCATATACATCGGTGTGCCGACCCAACTTTTTAACCTTGCCCATTTGCAGTTCGATTGCTGAAAAGCCCTTAGAAAAGGAAACTCTGACATTGCGGGGATCAACAAAAGTATTCTGCAATTTGGAGTCCATCGGAATCAAAGAATCCAGGTCGAACAACTGTACCCGCGTTGCGTAGCTATCCAGAACCAAAACATTATCCGGCTTTGTGTCCAAATAAAGGTATCCCTCGTTGTGGATACGCTTAATGATTTGAGCCACTTGTTTTACCAGGGTTACACAAACACGCAGATTTTCTGGACGATATGTAGCCAGGGTGAATTCTGGAGAATAGGTAGACACCAGATAAGATGTACCATTTCCAGAATAGATATCAATGGTTGTTGTAAGTGCATCATAGAGTCCGCCTTCTGCATAGAACAAGCCGTTGCCGAGGCTAAAGTCAGATTGGAATTTACTCTTTACAGCCTCAAACTGTCCGTTATCAGCAGGATGGGCAGTCAGATGCCCATCAAGAGCCCGTTCAATTCGCATTTTCGCGGGATAGCACTCCTTGATGCGCACACACTTTATATCTCCGGTGTTCGTCTCATAGGATGCATCATAGACGATACATGACCCACCGCGACCGATTTCTTTGATTATGGTATATCGAACTGCACCACCTTCCTTGTTGTGAAAGTGCAGCTGAGTATTTGCAGCCAAAGCAATTCTTGAATCCATAATGTCACCGCCTTTCTGGTTTGTTGTACCGTCATTCTACATCAAAGTATTTTTGGGTTGGATTTGTGGATGCATTAAGAATCGGTTTGCTCGGAACTTTTATGGGCATACAGTGTGCGCATATGGTCACGGAAAGTAACCAAGGGCCATGCATCTTTTACCTCCCACATAAAAATCCAATCATAAGGGTTACCAGGGTACAATTCTGGGTATCCGGCCTCTATCAGATACCGGTTGATTTTATCAATACAGCGTTCAGCATCGATTTCGGTAGCTTCCCATAGAGCATTTTTATGTGAAACCGTGGCATTAGCCCAGTATGTATAGAACTCCAGGAGAATCAAAATCTTTCGTATACGCTCATGCGATACATGCTTGCCCTTGATTATCATTTCTATACCGTTACGATCGGGGAACGAGTTTTCAGCAAGTGCGGGCAGAAGCGCATTGTTTTCCAGCAAAGGCTTGAGCGTTCTGTTCGTACCGAGCTGCGTGGTCTGACGTCTGTCGAGTCCAACGATCTGAGCGAAGATTCTCCAAACGGAATCAGCATCTTCGGTTACGATGGTATATTCATCATCTCTGCCAAGGTCCTCATCAAATTCAAAGTTGAATGCCTTATCCAACAGCAGCCCCTCTTTATATGCGAGACCACCCTTGCAAGCCAAAGGAGCCCACAATTCTTGAATATGCTGTGTTGCTGTTGCGTTATTGTAACCAAACTGCTCAATATGGTCGGTTACATAGGCAATCAACTCATCCGAATTCTTTGCTCCGTTAATAAATTCAATGATTGTACCGGTATACAGGATTTCCTTATCAGCTTTGATCACAGTAGCCTTCGGCTTTGGCATTTGCGCGATGATATCAAGGGCATCTGAATAGGACAGACCATTGCGCATACAGTAATAATACACAGCTTCCGTGATGGAGTGGCAATCAAATGCCCGCTCGAAATAAACGCGACGGAAAAAATCACGGGTTTCATCAATGCTCAGATTAAAGGCAAAACAGATTTGATATGCCGTATCAGGATTGATGCCTTTATCCTCGCTGAACCATTTTCTAATATCACGGGGTGGCGGGATGTCTGCAGCCTTAAATTTATCCTTCAGGTAGTTTGCTTTTTCATCGATGTTATTTGTATCACCGGAAAAACCATTTGCAAACAGGAAAGAAGTAATGGCCTGGCCAAAACTTCTGAAGGCAGCTGCGATAGCTAGAAGTTTTTCTTCATATTGGTCATCGTCAGGAGATAGCACATCTGACATTCTGGTCAGTATTTCTGTATATTGATCCATAGAAAGTCCTCTCTTTCATGGTTGTACCTTACCATATTAAATTATAATGCAAAAGTATGTCTTTTTGTACTGATATTAAAAATGTTGCAGAATTTGCGAAAACCCACTGATTTTAAAGTTTCAGTGGGCATTCGCATTATCCTATTTATTCCTTAACTGTGGTTAATTCTCGGTTGTTTGTTTACTAATCAATAATGGTTTTATGGACTTCAAAATTTAGGATGCGGAGCGAACGGCTGCGGTGACAGCAACAACGGAAGCAACAAGGACTACAGCAGCGGATGCGGCAAAGCTGAGAATGTTCCGCTTGATGGATTTCTTTGCTTCTACGGGAGCAGCTTTGCGAGGCTGAGCAGGCTGAACCTTGACGTCAGTTCGGGGTTCTACCTCATTGACAGCAGGCTGTTCGATAATCAGAGCATACAGAGCAACGAAGTTATCACGGATGGCGGGCAGATCCAGCTCAGTGGGGAATCTTCTGACATTGCAAACAAGACCTTCAATGATTTCTGCCAGGTGTGCATATTCTTCAGCAGTGTAGGTAACATCACTGATGAAGTTATTCACAATGTGCTGCAGCTTACCACGACGGCACCAATGCTCCTTGCAGAAGTTGTCTGTGATGGTCACTTCCAGATGCTTTGGAGTAACGAACACCAGGTAGCTGTCGATATGAACTGGAATATCCAGGCCACGCGCTCTAAGCGCGTTCTCGATGCGGGCTTTTAGCAGTCTGCGCTTTGCAGACATCTTGTCGCCGATGGATTCATTGTGGTAGGACTCGCTGTTAGAGTATAGCAGTCTGCCGTCCTCGCTAATGGTGATGTTGTGCTTTGCGGACTTTACCTCTACCACGATAATACCGTTGTTTGTGAGGATAACATTATCGATTTCGGTTTCAGTTTCCTGGTCTGCCACATAGACATTGCGGAAGTCCCGGAAGAAGGGACGGTCGACAAATGTCAGAGAATGGGCAACCTCATCTTCTGCACGCTTGCCGGACATATGGATTGCAATTTCCTTTTCAATTGCCTTCAGACCACGGATGCCGGTAACGAAATCGGGGGTTGCAGTAGCACCATTTTTTCTGGCTGCACTGGAAACAGCGGCGATAACCTCATCCAGTCTTGCTGTCTCGTCATCCAGGATCAGCTGGCTGGCAAAGTGCTGGAACTTCAACAGCTCCTCAATGTACTCTTCGCGGGAAAAACCATTGCGGGAGAAAATCTCAGCGGTCTCCAGGGCCTTTTTCAGTTCGGTTGCAGTCATAGTAGTCATAAGTGAACTTCCTTTCTGTTTTTATTGTATGGTGGGATTATAATTTATTTTTTTCTTCTTCTGGATTTGCTGATGCTTGACATCAACGCTCACACCGATTTTCTTTGCATATTCAGGATTCTGCTGGATTTTTTTCTGCAAGTTGAATCGCCAGAATTCTTCTCTTTACACTCATTGGAATCACTCCTATCATTGCCTGAGGGTTGTTATTGATTACACTCATATGATACCGCTTGAGGGTCAAAGATTAAATGACAGAAGGTGCAAGTAAAACGGTGCTATTCCTGCACTAAATGCAAAAAAGGCACCTTGGCGGTAAAGCCAAAGTGCCTAATCACACGATATTTACTTTCCAATCAGGGCGTTGTACTGTTCCATATTAATCTTGCCGGTGGCAAGCATTTGCTCAGACCAAAGCTGCAGAGTTTCAACCGTGATGGATATCTTCTCCAACTCCTGTTGAATATGAATGAAGTCTTTTAGTTCTTCGTTATCAATCACACCGTCAGCGGCGATATCAATCAGACGGGTAGTCTGCCGCTGCATGGAGTTCAGGGAGGCAAGCATTTCCAAAACAATCTGGGACAGATCCTTGATTTTGATTTTGGGAACATACTCTCTTCCAATGGGACACTGCTGAGAGCAATAATAGTTACAAAGCATTGGTGCCTTGTAACGCTCTGCCATCAAAAGAACTTCGTCCGGGTGAGGTAGAAACTTCTCATTTTCGATTCTTTCGATTCTTTCTGGGGGAATGGTCTCCAGGACTTCACTGGCTGCCTCACGGCTAAGACCCATAGCCTCTCGTGCCTGCCAGTACATATTTTTATTTTCTTTTGTAGATACACGCGCCATAATCAGACCTCCTACCATTAAAGAACCAATATGCCGACAGCGAAGAAAATCAACTCTATGACATATGTAATATAATCAACTGCCTTGCCATCGTCATCCAGCCTCTTCTTGAAGAAGTCAACAAGGAACCAAAACGGAGTCAAGAACAAGCCCAGTATCTCTTCTGCAATATGAGCAAAAATAATCACGATAATATTATCGGATTTGAAGGACAGACCTTCACCACCATCTCCGTATTTGGTAGCAAAAGCACCAATAATGGCAATGGGAATAAACAACACACAAGCCCAAAACAGGAAGGCCAAAAAGAATGTCGAAAAATTGGTTACATTCAGTTTTGCATTCCAAAGAGCAGAGAAGGTAGCCTTGCCTGTGCACAGACAAATAATGGTTGAAATCAAGCTATAAAATGATATTTCATGAAACTTTCCAAGTATCGACATACTGTCTCCCCCCCTATGCTCCCGACAGCATTTGATAAAATACCTTAATATTATATCACAAATTGTAGCATTTTTCAATACAACGAGGAAAAATAACCGAGGAAACAGGCGAAAATAATCGTTTGCCCAAGCGACATTTATCTTGATTGTGTTATTCGAATGCCAGATTGGAAAACCACGGTCATTTTCTCTTCAGAGTATACCTCGATGAAGTCGAGAGTCCGCAGCATCAATGCGTAGTCAAAACCATCCAGTCTATCCACGCTATCCAATAAGCCTATTATTTCTTTGGCCCTGTACCGGGTAAGGACATTATCTGTAGCCTCAATCGTTCTTTGTAGAATTGGCTTATACCGTGCTTTCTTGCTGACCAGTTGATTCCAGGCTCGTACAAAAAACTTCTGCGGGTATGGAAAAGGGATGCGAATGTCCGAGCAGATCATCTGCCGTGGCGTTGGATGATTGTACTTCTCACGGTAAGCCACCATCGATGGAGATGGATCAGCCACCCTTTTTCCGGATGGTGGTGTGTACAACATACCCGGGACTTCTACAGCGGTGTGATCTCGGCGACTCTTGCATCGATACCAATTTTGCAATTCCCGGTTATGACCCGCACTGGTGTAATTGCCATATATTTTACCACAATATGTGCAAACAAGCATATTGGTAAATGGGTATCTCTCGCTCTGTTTCAGTCCGTTCCCGGCGTGCCGTTTCACCAGTTCTTGTGCCGCCTGCCATTCCTCTTTGGGGATAATAGCAGGCAGGACATCTTCTATATAATATTGTGGTAGCTGACCACGATTTCGAGATGAGGTGTGCTGGATTGGGTCCGAAATGAAAGTCTTCTGAAACAGGCAATCACCACAGAATTTCTCATTGGTAAGAATATTCTTGATGGTAGTGTTTGCCCACTTTGCACCGGGACGCTTGGTCGGAATATTGGCCGCGAGTAATTGGTTCGTGATATACTCATAGCCGTGACCTGCCAGGAACCAGTCGTAAATCATCCGCACAATCGCAGCCTCATCATCTACAATAGAAATCTCGCCGTCCTGCTGTTGGAACCCCAACATTGTGCCGACGACGAGACTTTCGATGATACCTTTTTCATATTTCTTTCGCTTGCCCTATTTGATGTTGTCGGACATACTGACCGACTCAGACTCCGCAACAGCAGCCATAAGGGTGAGCAGTAACTCACCCTCAGCAGAACAGGTATGCAGATTTTCTTTTTCAAAAAATACATCAATTCCAAGGGTGCGGAGTTCTCATGTGAAGACCAGCGTATCCACCGTGTTGCGCCCAAAGCGGGAAACGCTCTTGGTGATGATGGCATCGACCTTTCCAGCTCGGCAATCATCCATCAGCCGGAGGAAGTTGGTGTGGTTTCGTGTTCGGGTGCCGGAGGTTCCTCTGTCTGCGTATATGTCCACCAGCACCGCATCGGAATCTTCTTCTATCAGCTTAGTGTAATAGCTAATCTGCGCTGCAAGACTGTGGTTTTGTTCTTCGACCTGCGTGGAAACACGACAGTAGGCGGCTATCCTGCGTTTAGGTGGACTCTCCGCTGTCACCATCCGTGGGTGTATCACCGTTATGTTTTGGTTGCCGTCTGACATACTGTCTCACTCCCTTCTCTATGATTTGGGTAGCCTCCGTGCCGTCACGGAACAGGAAGGTCACGGTGCAATCCTCATTGACTGTTACATAGTTTACAGTTTTCTGGAACACCAACGGATCAAATGCAGTGAGCGGGCCATCGTGCTTTGCCAGTTCTGCAAGGAACGCATTGACCAACAGCCGTTTTGCGGCCAGGAGGAATATCTTCTTTGCGAGTTCCAGCTTCTCCTGTTGGAGAGTCTCGTGACGGCTCATGTACTGTTCATACCGTGCGTTGGTGTCATCAAGGCTGCCACGCTGCTTACTGCTGTTCATAAGCAGATTATTGATTAGCGTGGTAATATCAGCGGTTTCCTGCTGAATGGCATCCATTCAGGCTTTCAAGGCGCTGTCATCGGTAATGGCATCCAGGCACTCAGCGTAGTTGGCTGCGATTTCTTCTTTCCATGCCAGAACGCTGTTGAAGGCTGCCACAAAGCAGTCCTCAAGTCTCTGTTCCTTTAGGGTGGGGGTCTTGCAGTGTTCACGCTTCATGAATTTGTTATTGCAATGCTAACGCCAGGATTCGTGTGGGGTGCCGGAGTGCCACTTTTTCCTGCCATAAAAGCCACCGCAGTCAGCGCAGACGATACGGCCAGAAAAGATAGATACGCATTGAGCGCGTCCACCTGCCGCCTCACGTCTGCGGAACTCCTCTTGTACCATCTCAAAGACCTCCGGCTTTATAATGGCATGATGGTTTTCGGAGACATAGAAAATCGGCAACTGCCCGGTATTTTTCTGCATCTTGTGATCCAGGAACGATGTGGTAAAACACTTCTGTAATTTTGCATCTCCACGGTACTTCTCGTTTTGGAGAATGCTGATTACCGTTGATGTATGCCACCGGGTCTTTTTTGCAGGTGTGGGAATACCGTCAGCGGTGAGATCCTTTGCAATCTGTCTAGGGGATTTTCCAGCAAGGTACTCATCGTAAATCCTTCTGATAATCACAGCCTCCTCCTCAACAATCTCCATGTCACCGGGGTTGGCACCTTTCTTGTACCCAAGGAAGGTGCTGTAGGCCAGGCTCATAACACCGTCGGCGAAGCGTTTGCGCTGTCCCCAGGTTGTGTTCTCACTGATGAATTGGCTTTCTTCCTGGGCAAGGCTGGACATGATGGTAATGAGTATTTTCCCCCTTGGAGTCCAGAGTGAAAATGTTCTCCTTTTCAAAGTACACCTCCACACCCTTATCCTTTAGCTTTCGGACGGTAGTAAGGCTGTCGACCGTATTACGGGCGAATTTGGAAATTGCCTTTGTCACAATCATATCGATTTTCCCGGCTCTGCAATCCTCCAGGAGCAGTTGAAACTGTTCACGGCTGTCCTTTGTGCCGTTCTTGGCTTCGTCAGCATAGATTCCGGTAAATGTCCATTCCGGGTTGCAATTGATGTACTCTCGGTAATAATCAATCTGCGCCTTCAAGGAATGGAGCATCGCGTCCTTACCGCTGGACACTCTCGCATACGCAGCCACACGCTTTTTCTTTTGCGGCGGTGCTTGCTGCGGTGTAATATCATATACATTTTTCATGGTTTTCACCCCTTTCGTAGCGTACATATTACCTCTGAACTGAACTATTATCCAGTTGTATTTGAGGTATATATCCGACAAATATTGGGCGGTACTTATTGGTCAATATTGTCTTAATTTTTGCGTAGTCCTCCTCGTTGATCACGCCGTCTTTTAGGAGACAAGTGAACGGCGCCAGTGAAGCGTGATAGGCCATTTCGGCCTGTAGCTAAATGTCCGTTGTAAAGTGAAAGAGTTTCTAATTTTTTGCTGCATAGACCATCAGCGAGCGATTTTATGTCCGTTGTAAAGTGAGAGGTTTATTTTATCGCTGATACTTGTGTTTCAGCCAAAAATTGTCCGTTGTAGGGTGAAAGGGTGCCAAGTTTTCCATCTGAAATGTCCATTGTAGGGTAAGAAGAGTTTTTCGATCATTGTGCAACATGGGCGCAAGATTTTGTCCGTTGTAAAGTGAGGGAAATTGTGGCGTTCACGAAAATTTAATAAGTCGCATATCCCCTAAAATGGCACAAAAATGTCCGTTGTAGGGTGAAAGGAAAAACTAAAAAATTTGCGGGGAGTACCCCCAATGAACTAAAAAATGTCCGTTGTAAATTGAAGGGAGTGTTTTTATGGCAGACCGAACAAGACCAATACGAATTGAGTTCTGCGTCACCGAACAGGAAAAGAAACTCATAGAGAGCAAGATGGCGCAACTTGGTACACGCAACATGGGCGCGTATCTCCGAAAGATGGCGATTGATGGCTACATTATAAAGGTGGACTACAACGAACAGAAAAAGCTCGCTGCTGCTGTCAGTCGCGCCACTACGAACATCAACCATATTTGCCGCCGTTTCAACAGCACAGGTCATTTCTACGCAGACGATATAGCCGATCTCAAAGAACGGCAAGCCGAGATTTGGTCGCCTCTGCGGGAAGTGCAGAAAAAAGAATTATAACCGCAAGGGGGATCACGATATGTCACGCATGAGTAAAAAGAGAAAACAGGAATGGTCGTTTTTTCTGAATGACCGCAACCGTATCACCTATAACGCGCTCTGCCGCAAGTGCGTCCATGAGTGCAAGCAGAGTTTCTGCGCTATCGTTATCGAATGTCCGCACTACTGCTCCAAACGCTCCAAAGATGGACACAACGCCGCACTTCCTCGTCCACCAACGGACAAGCCCCGGTGATGGACTATCCCGCGAAAGGAAGTGATGAATGATCTATTTCAAGAAAGATACCGCGCTCCCGCCATTCATACCATTACCACGATTTATGATTGCAAGCGAACATTCGATAAATGCAAAGCTGCTCTATGGGCTGCTGCTCAACCGCACCATGCTTTCGCAAAAATCGGGGTGGATATCAGAGGACGAAAATGTGTATGTCATTTACACGATAAAGCAGATGGCAGATGGCCTCAACCGAAGCGAAAGGACAGTAAAAAACGCGCTGAACGAGTTGGAAAATGCGGGGCTTATCACTCACATCCGTCAAGGTTGGAACAAGGCTAACCGCATATTCCTGCATCTGCCCGATGGGGTGCAGCTTTCTTCACCACCAGAGGGAAATATTTGCCCTATGGAAGTGCAGGAATCTTCACCTTGTATGGGACAAAAATTGCCCACAAGTAATACAAAACAAGAATATATAAACTTGATTCAGACAGAAAGAGGAGAGATAGCCCGCCGCCGTTTCGGTGAATATCAAAATGCTTACCCTGACAAATTCGAGGAATATATCAATCGTTTGTCGGCTTATATGAAACAAGCGGAAAGCATTACGCTAAACACTACGCCACGATCCGAAGGTGGCTCGATGAGGACAGTAAGCCGAAACCCAGAAATAGCTATGATTACGATTACACCTACGATAAAGGAGAGTGCCTATGAAAATTGATCCTATTTTGTCCGCCATCATTGATACCGCTGACGCTGCCAATGTTGCGCCTGAAGATTACATCAATCCCGAAGATGGGCTGAAATACTGCGGCAAGTGCCACACGCCGAAAGAGGCGTATTTTGCAGATAATCCCCCTTTTTGCGGCATTGACCGTCACCCTACCGAATGCAAATGTGCTGCCGAAGAAAAGCAGCAGTGCGAGGCAGAACGACACGAGTTTGAGCGCATGAGCCATATTAGCCTGTTACGCTCCGAGGCATTCAAAGATATTCCCGCTGCCGCATGGCGTTTCGACAATGCTTCGGTTATGACACCGCAGCTTGTCAAAGCGCGGGAATACGCCGAGAATTGGGACAGCTTCAGCCGTTAGGGGATCGGACTGCTGCTGTTCGGGAATGTCGGTACAGGAAAAACCTATGCGGCAGGCTGTATTGCAAACGCTCTGATTGACCGTATGATTTCCGTCCTCTATGTCGGTATGTCCAATGTGGTCAACCGTATGCAAGGTAATTTCGGTGCAGACCGTGACAGCTATATAAAACAGCTTATGCGTCCCGATCTTCTCATTCTTGACGATTTGGGCGCGGAGAGAAATACAAGCTACGGCAAGGAGTGCGTTTTCGATGTAGTCAGTCGTCGGCTGCTTTCGGGTAAGCCCATGATTATCATCACCAATATCACGCTGGCGGCTATGCAGAAAGCTACCGATCTCGATGATCGCCGTATTTATGACCGCATATTGGAAGTGTGTGTCCCGATCCTGTTCAACAGAGAAAACTTCCGCAAAGGCAACGCCGCTGAAAGCCTCAAAAAAGCGGCTGAACTGCTAAAATCGCCATTGTCCTGAATCCATATGAATATATACGAAAAGAGTCGCTTATTGGGCAGAAAAAAGAAACTGATAAACAACACCACCATTCCACAGCGAGAAATTGAGTTCATAGCGCGGTGCATTTTCCCCGATATTCTCGCTTTCTATGAGAGCGAGAAAGGACAGCGGGAGTTTACAGAGTGGAAAGCGCAGCAGATAGAGAAAGCGAACAAAGTAAACGCGCCGCAAGACGCTGAATAACATAGAAGCAGGCAAGGCAGTTCACCGATAATGGGGGCTGCCTTGCCTGTTTTTCTAATTGACGATTTTTTTATTTCGGGTCCTCGCGGTTTGGATTCGGGACGCTTGATAACGCCATTCGGAAAGTAGGTGTTTGCGTATCTGTCGAAATAAAAAATAATCCGAACCCGTCTCCCACAGGGAAGATTTGGTTCGGATTATATTGCTTTGAAAGTAGTGACCTATTCTGATACGAAATGCACACCCCACCGACCTTTCGTGTAAAGGTTCAAAGGGTGTGCATTTTTTAATTATTCCCCAAGACCGCAAAGAAAGACCGCAAAACCCGTTCACCCAAAAAGGTGTGCGGTCTTGCGGTCTTACCCGTTTCGGTGCGATTACGCTCCGACCTTGATTTCTGTGCCGTTGGCAAATGCAAAGGTGACTTCGCCGTTCCTGTGGACGATGGCCCTTTCAATCATCACCGTCCAGATGGTGTCGTTCCAGTCGTGCATCACCTCCGGCTGTTTCTTGAGGGTGCGGATATAAAGCGCCATCTTTTTGTCCTGCTGACTGCGGGAGGTGCGAAGGCTCTGCAACCTTTCCAGTTCCGCAGCCGCTTTCTCGTACCGTTCGGTGAGGGCTTCGTACTTTTTGAGGTAGGCTTCCTGGGACTGTGCCGTGGATGCGTTTTCCTTGACTGCCGTCTTGACCAGTTCGGCAACCACCTGGGTCTCTTCAAGTTGCCGTTCAATGTCGGCATCCAATGTTCCGAAGTCCATCAGCTTCTGCCGCCACGCTTCGATTTCCTTTATAATCTGCACTCGATCCTGCATCATCAGATTGTAGGCTTTGATGAAAAGCCGCTGTATGGTTTCTGTGTCCAATGCAGGGGTGTGGCAATGTTCCTCACTTGCGAATTTGCCATTGCACTGCCAAATGGTACGGCGGTACTGGTCGGTGGAGTGCCAGACCTTGGGGCCAAAGAAGGCACCGCAGTCCTCGCAGACCAGTTTGGCAGAAAGAACGCTTTTGCCGCTGTAGGCTTTCCCCAGGGCCTTTCGTCTGGCAAACTCTGCCTGCACCTGCTCCCATTCGTCCGGCTCAATGATGGCGGGGTGGCTGCCCGTCACATAATACTGCGGGACTTCACCCTCATTGGGCTTCATTTTCTTTTCCAGAAAATCCACCGTGAACTTCTTCTGGAGCAGTGCATCACCCTTGTATTTTTCGTTCTGAAGGATACTGGTGACCGTAGTCTTGCTCCATTTTGCTTTGCCGCCTGGTGACGGGATGCCCAACTCTTCCAGGTACTTGCAAATGCCTGCCTGGGTCTTGCCCTCAAGGAAAAGGCCGTAAATCAGCGTCACAACCCTGGCTTCACTTTCGACAACCGCAGGTCGTCCGTCCTCGCCCTTTTCATAACCGAGGAAGCGTTTGTACGGCAGATGCACTTTACCATCGGAGAAGCTCTTGCGCTGTCCCCAGGTGATGTTTTCGGAAATGCTGCGGCTTTCTTCCTGTGCCAGAGAGGACATGATGGTGATGAGCAGTTCGCCCTTGCCGTCAAAGGTGTAAATGCCCTCTTTTTCAAAGTAGCACTCCACGCCGTTCTCTTTCAGTTTTCGGATGGTGACCAGGCTGTCAACCGTGTTTCTCGCAAATCGGCTGACCGACTTGGTAACGATGAGGTCAATTTTGCCGTCCAGGGCATCGGTGATCATTTCTTTGAACCCTTCACGGCGCTTGGTGTTAGTGCCGGAAATGCCCTCGTCCGTATAGACTTTTACGAACTCCCATTCCGGCTTGGACTGTATGAATTTGGTGTAGTAATCAACCTGGGCTTCATAACTGGTAAACTGCTCATCGCTGTCCGTGGAAACACGGGCGTATCCGGCGACACGTCTTTTCCGTGCTGCCACCGAAGGCAGATGCGTCAGTGGGTTTATGGTTGCAGGTATCATTGTAACTTTAGGCATTCTGGTTCCTCCTTTCCAGGGCTTTTTGACGGGCTGTTGCTTTCATCTCGTCCGTCCAACTTTGTCGGCGGGAGCGGTCTTTCCATATCCGAGTGGCCTCCGAGCCATCAAAGAAGCGGAAAATCAGCACATTCCCGTTGCAGACCAGGATGCTCTTTATGAGCCTGCGGAGTAATTCCTCTGAAAAATCCACCTGTCCAAGCACTTCTGCGGTCACTGCCTGCAAGGTTTCTTCGGGAATCTGCTTGGAAGCACAGGCAGCTTTGCCCATCGAATTGAATGTACCGCAAACCCAGACGGGCCCCGTTTTCGTGATCTTGCGCCGATAGTTCTTTCCGCAGCCGTCACAGACCAGAAGGCTTGTGAAAGGGTACGCTTTCTTGGGCGCAGGCTTCTTCAAGAACCGAGCCGCCCGTCGTGCTTTTTCTGCCTGCACCGCTTGGAAAGTCTCCATGTCGATGATGGCATCGTGGGCATCCTCTGCGTGGTACTTAGGCAGTTCACCGTTATTGATGATGGTTTTCTTGGTGATGTGGTTCTCACGGAAGGTTTTCTGTAAAATCAGATTCCCCGTATAGGTGTAGTTGCTGAGTATCTTTGAAATTACGGACTGACCCCATTGCTTTCCGAAGCGTGACGGGATGCCGTCCTCATTCAGTCTCTTGGCAATGGTAAGGTAGCCATCGCCGGAAAGGTACTCGTCATAAATGCGGCGGATAAGGTCTGCTTCCTCTGGGATAATCTCGTATCGACCGTTTTTCAGTCGGTATCCGAGCATAGCCCCGTTCCAGGGCATCCCTTCCTCGAAGTTCCGCTTGATGCGCCATTTCTGGTTCTCACTGGCGGATCGGCTTTCTTCCTGTGCATAGGATGCCAGGATGGTCATCATCAGTTCACCATCACCGCTCATAGTGTGGATATTCTGCTCCTCAAAGAAAATGTCCACCCCCCAGGCTTTGAAGTCACGGACGGTCTGTAGCAGCGTGACCGTGTTTCGTGCAAAGCGGGAGATGGACTTTGTAATCACCATATCGATTTTTCCGGCACGGCAGTCAGCGATAAGTCTCTGAAAATCTGCTCTGGATTCCTTTGTGCCGGTCTTGGCTTCATCAGCGTACACGCCGACATAGAGCCAGTCATCGTGATTCTGGATGAGGTCGCTGTAGTAGCTGACCTGTGCGGACAGCGAGTGGAGCATGGCATCCTTGCCGCTCGATACACGGGCGTAGGCTGCGACTCGCTTTTTCTGTTCCAGTTTCGGTGGTTTTGGTACAATGGTTATTGCTCTTGGCATTTTGTCACCTCCTCGTAGTGTGACATATTACCTCTGAAACCACTATATATCAAGTCAATCCCGCGATATAAACTACACGAAGATATTCCAAATTTCTCGCGCTGCATTGTATCAATTATGGCGTAATCTTCCGGGGTTATAATCCCCAACGACAGCATCCTTTTTGCCTGGAGCATAGATGCCAGGTAGCGTTCCAACCTGGCACGGTAATCATCAGTCACAGAGACCACACTCCTCTCCGAAGCGGTCGGCAATGTAGCAGCCGTGGCTACAATATTTACGCTCTTTATTACCATACGCAGTGAATGGCTTACCACAGTGGGAGCAGGTGTACGCATAAACCGCTTTCCGATCCACGCAGTCTGGGTGGCTGTTCCACCAGGCAGTCCGGCAGGCATCCGAACAGAACTTCCGAGGTTTCTGCTTGGGGATGATTTTTATCAGTTTTCCGCAGTGCTTGCAGGCAACCGTGTTCTTTGCCGCATCACCCAGACCGTTGCGGCGGCAGAATGAGCGTACTGTATTATCTGAAATACCGAGCATTTCACCGATTTTTACATAACCGATGCCCTGTAAACGCAAGGTTTTGATTTGTTCTTTCTGCAAATCCGTCATAGTGGGTTCCTCCAATCCGAGGGGCTTCCTCACTACCCACTGGAGGTGAATTTGCCGTTTGGCCGAAAAACAACACGGATTTTTGAGCAAAAAAATACAGCCCACCGAACCGCTATGGCTCGATGGGCTTCGTGGTTAGTTGGGGATCTTCAGCTTCCAACCGCTGTAGATGACATTGGACTTCAGACCATTGAGGGTCTTGATTTCGGGGTATCGGCTGCCTTTGCCCAGATACAGGGCGGCAATATCCCAGAGGGTATCACCCTTAACCACCGTATGGATGCGGTAGTCGTCAGTGCCGGATTCGGATGCACCCTCCACAGGATAGATGGCCACACCATTATTGGTGAACACATAGGTGCCAGGGTTCTTGTCCGCAGCCGCCTTTGCATTGGCAAGGACGCGGTAAGCACCCACCTGGGACTTGCTGTCCTTCCAGGCTTTACGCACACGGTAATAGCCGGAAGTCAGCTTTTCAGGATAGGTCACTACAGGCTCGGAAGTGTCCTCTGCATCCTCGTTGGTATCTGTGGCAAGCAGAGCCTTGACCTCGGCACGGAAGGTATCCATGCTCTTGCCGTGCTTCGGGAACCAATGCATCACGTCACCGTGGTTGGATGCGACACCCTGCTTGTAGCCCTCGGAGTGGCAGATGATGTTCTGCTCGGTCAGGCCATACTCTTTGCAGAGGAAGGCACAAAGTTCAACGGCCTCACGGTACACCTTCTGGAAATAGGTGTAATCCGTAAGACCGTCCTCGCAGATTTCAAAGCCGATGTGCGTATCGTTGGCAGAACCGCCTGCGTGCCACCCACGGTGATCCCAAGGAAGTGTCTGATAAGTCGCAATGGAGCCATCAGCCAGCTTACCAATAAAGCCGTGGACGCAGACCTCTCTGCCTCCGGGATGATAGGTGTTCCAGTGGTTGTTATACTGGTTTTTACCCAACTTGCCGTCATCGGGGCCGACATAGCGTTTCAGCCACGGATTGTTGGCACCGGTGGAATGCACCATGATACCTTTGACCTTGATTTTTCTTCCCGCTTTGTAGCAGGCGTTTTCCGTGAAAATGAGTTTATTGAGATTCATTTACTTTACCTCCTTGTTGTGAAGCTGCTGTAATACCTCTTTGAGCTTGTCGGGTACAGGAAGTCCCAAATGTGCGGAGTTTTCCAGGAGAGAAACACCCTCGTTGGAGAGATAGAAGAAGATCACCGCAGTGCGCAGAACCCCTGCGTCACCAAGCACATACACGTCCACCAAGTTGCCGATGCCTACAAGCACAAAGATGAGCACCTTGCGGCAGATTCCCTTAAAGCCAACTTCACTGGAAAGTCTCTTGTCCGCAATGGCGCACATCACTCCGGTGATGTAGTCGATTACCACAAAGGCAATCAGGGCATAAAGAAAGCCGTCCGCGCCGCCGAGAAACCACCCAAGGAATCCTCCCAGTGCGGAGAAAGCAATCTGAATGCCAGTCCAGATAGATTTCATTGATTTGTCCTCCTTCATAAATGATTTTGTGTATGAAAAAAGGCACTCACAACGAGCACCTTGATTCCGAAGCGTTAAGATTTTTTCACCCAGGCCTGCCAGTTTGCGTTTACCTTTGAGCGAATATATGTCGTGTATGGATTATCACGGTGGGTGTAACGCTGTATGACCAGGTTTGAAGAGCATGAAAACACCTCGAGCATTCCCCAAGAGGTGCTTGGATAGTGCAGTGATGTATCCGCCACATTTCGCCTGAAATAAATTCCCGGTGTGGTAATCGTGTTTAAATCAGTATCATCAGGAATGGACGCCTGCACCAGCCCCATGATATTGTAGCCGCTCATCAGGATCAGCCCGTCTGCGGAAATGTTTCCTCCCACATCCAGCGTTTGGCTTGGCGTTGGTTTGTTAATGCCCACCTTCTTCTTTCGCAGGGCTACAAGCGGCGTCCCCTGCGGTATGACGAAATACAGATCCAAAGAACTCTGCGAGTACAGCCTGTCCTGTATCTGCAGATGAAAATCGTAGGAATATCCTGCATCCAGGCTGCACAGTTCCAGATTGGAGAAACTGAAGGAAGTGCCGCTCCTGGTCGTTGACGACAGGATGCTGGTATAGCTGCCGTATGACGCAGCACTGGTTTTCTTATACCGATACCGGACATACTGCACACTGTTTTTCTGTGTTCCGTCAACGGTAACAGCTGAGATGGAGCCGTTGAACTTAAGCTGCATTTCCGCTTCAATCTCGTTCGTGCGCCGCAAAGTAACCGATGAGATTTTAGGCTTTGCATATGCTATCACCGTGACATTCTTTGTAACGCTTGAAGTGAACCCGCGGGAATCTGTAACAGTAAGCGTAACAGACACGCTGCCGGACTTTTCAATCTTACCGACCGTGATTGCCGCACCAGAACTGCTGGACGCTGACAATCCATTGCAGGATGCAGTATAGTTAGAGATGGAAGCTCCGTTTTTTGCCGTCGCCGTTCCTGGCGTTACCTTTAAAGTCGAATAGCCCTGAATAAAGAGCTGGTTGTTGCCTGTAATATTTGCAGTGGTGCTGTAGCTGTCCTCGAAGGTAAATCCGGAAAGAGTCGGCGCAGAATTTGCAGATGTTGTCTGTATCACTGCCGTTTTGCTCGATGTACTGCCGATCTGCGTTGAACCGCTGTAAGTTGTGACGGCAAAAGTTCCCGTAAAGGATTTGATGGATGCCATCGCATTCAAAAGCGTTGTGCGCTGTGCCGCCGTAAGCGTAACCGTGCGGGTGGCGGTTCCTTTTGTCCAGGAAAGTCCTGAAATGGTCAGATAGGTTGAACTGCCGTTTTTAATTGCAAGCGTGTACGAGTAGGAAGCCTCATACACCGTAGCATTGATAGAAACCGTCACTGTCGCATTATCTGCTGTTACGGTGCTTACGCTGTTTACTACGGCTCCGCCAAGGGTTTTAACCGTCGCGCTGCCGGATGTGCCGTAAACCTGGTTTGATTTTTTTCTCGCTCGAACCTTAACGGTGTAGCTTGTGTTCGGAGAAAGCGAAGATACTGTGACGCTGGCGCTGGTAGAGGCCGTATTGGAAAAGGTTGTCCAGGAGGAGCCACCGTTTAGGCTGTACTGCCATATATCCGCAGTGCTCGATGAAGTGGCTGAAATCTTAAATCCGCTTGCTGTGACGCCGCTTGTGCTGAAGGCAACCGTCGGGGCGCTTCGGTCGATTTTATCAAGATTAACCGTAGTGGAAGCTGTAATCGTTCCGACGGGTACGCCTGAATACGTGCCGGAAAATCTCCATGATGCTGACAGCGCAACGCCCGTTTTGGTACCGTCTGAATTGTGGCTGACACGGACGGTCTTTGTTTTTAACAGCACTTTGTGCCAGCTTGTAGAACTCATGTCATTGATTGCCGGTGTGGTATAGGTCTCGCTCGTCCCGTTGATGGAAACCTTACAGTCGCTTCTTGAACCTACCGACAGTGTGTAAAACTGTAAATAGACCTTCAGCGTAACATCGGTATAATTGCCTGTTATGCTCTGGCTTCCGCTCCACTCACAGTAAAGCCCGAATTTGCTGACCGGATACTTGCTGAATGAGCCGCTTAACGCCATAAAACCGCCTCCTTAATCCAGAATTACGATGTTTAATCCCTCTGACGCAGTGGCCAAAGGGACGAACTTTGTTTTTCCCACAGTCAGCTCGCCGTCCACTGTGGTTTTCTTGGTCTGTGTTTCATCCTTGTTGAGGGTAAAGATCACCTCGTCATTGTAATAACCGGCAAATTCCGTATTCGTGATGACCGTCCGCTGTGAAGATGCCGAGTTTGACACCTCGATGCCCCGCTTGTCTATCTTGACCTCCTGCGTATAGATCTCGTTGGGAGCAGGCGTCCATTTGCGAGGGATCGCCCCTTCGGTTACCATGATGTCGGCCAGATAAACGGATGCGTCGCGGCTGTAACAGTAGATGCGAAGCGTAGGGTCGGTCACATCGGTGAGCGTGGCCGTGAAGTCCGTCCAGTCAAAAGAGGTGCTCTTGCTGAAGAGATATTTCGTTTTGTTCCCGTTGTAGGTCACATAGAAGTAGCCGGACATGGCCGAGGTCTTTTTTACCCGAACAGAAACGGTATATGCGCCGGGAACAACGCCACGGATATACTGCGACAGCGAGGAATATGCTCCAAGCACAAAGCAGGAATCAGAAATGGTGTTGTTCTGCGTGTCGGTGGAGGTGTCTGTCCGCACCGTTCCTGAATAGCTCCAGTCATCCGATATGCCGTTTAGGCCTGAGGAATTCTGCACATAATTGATGCCGCCGATGTACTGTTCCTGCATGGTGAGTGAAAGCCCGTCCACCGTATGCTCAAGCTGTGAGAGCTTGCTTTCGGAGTTCAGCACACGTTCCTCCAGAACGCCCTGATCGCTTGAAACCGTTTCTACTGTTTCGGTAAGGCTTGCCACATAGCTGTTTAAGCCCTCGATGGTTTGCTGAAACTGCGCATCTTTCTGCGTGAGGATGGAAATGGTGGTGCGGATCGTTTCAATGTCATTCTGCACCACCCAGGCGTTTCCGTTCCATATTTTTGTCTCCGGCGGAGACACCGAGGTATCCACCCAAAGCTGGCCTTCATACGGATTTTCAGGCGGAGATGCCGAGGTGACCACATCGCAGATGCTGATGATGGTAAATTGAGCGGATGCGATCATCTCATCACCCCCTCAGAGCGTTACAACGACCATAAAGGTTGCTTTTGTGTCCACATCCGCACTGGACACAGACAGAGTCTTGCCGCTCTTGGAACCGTTTGTGCCCCAGGAGGTGTCGACAGCGCCATCCTTATTGTATTTCGTCCAGGTATAGGTACCGCCGCCTGCCGCATCTACCTCTGCGCCGGCCTGATAGCATACGGCGGTCAGCACTGTTGAGCCTTGGCCGTTTTTAAACACATCACCGCCTGTGGAAGTGACAATAATCTGAAGCGGGTCGGAGTTGTCAATGAAGGTTGCAACATCAAAAAACTTTGTGTTGTAAGAAGCAGAAGCGGAATCTGTATCCTGCGCACAGCATTTGAACACGGCATAACTGTCCACTGCGGCGGCGTAGATTGTGATGGTATTGGAGGAGGTTCCGGTATATCTGCCTGTGGCATCAGACAGCTTCCGCCAGCCAATACCGAAATCAGCATCATAACCTGTGGAGGCGGTCGATGTGACGGATGCGTCCATAGCCGCCCATTTGTAGGATACTTTAGTTGTATCAACCGTAGATCCGCGCCACAGTTCCGCCTTTGCCGTAAGCGATGCAACCTCAGAATTCTTGAACACATTTCCGCTTGGCGTGGTGACGAGCAGGTCGACAATGCCGCTTCCATTTACCACGCGTGAGAAGCTGATCGTCAGCGGATGCGTAATTGACAGGCCCGTGGATGCGTCCTTATAAGTGACGACACAGCGGTAATCGATACCGGGCAGGCCTGCCATTACATTTCCCTTAACGGTCAAAATATGACTCTTCGCACCACTTAGGGCATAACTGCCGGAAGAAGTGATTGCAGTTGTGGAACTGCCGATATACCATTTTACAGAGGTTACCGCCGAGGACGTGATCTGGTCGGTGGTTGTACCGATGACATAGAGGCTCGGAGTCAAGACAAGATTTTTCGAAGTCCAGTCCGGCGAATAGCTGTCGTTGTCAGGGTTATACATCTGTGTCTTTGCAAGATTCGAGCCGATATATCCGGTTAGGGTAAGTGCATCATTATAATCGATGATTGTAAATTGCCCTTGTGCTTTGCTCATGAAAATTCCTCCTTCAATTCAGCCAAGCAGGCTGTTTCTTGTAGCTGTGTCGATGAGGTCACAGAAGAAGGTTGCTCTAACTTTGACATCATCGGATGTAATTTCGATAGACTTTGTTCCGCCGAAATGCGCGCTGTTCCACAACTTGTCGGCCTCGGTATCATCAGACACCCTTGTCCATATGAATTGGTTGTCGTCAAGGGTATCTGTGATATTTTCGTCCCATGAGAAAACCGTGGCATAAAGCGTGGTTTGGATATTGTTGTTTTTGAAAATGCTCCCGTTGGATGAGTTAATCACCAGCCGGAGCATTTTCTGTTCTTCAATCACTGAAATGCGGTCGCTGACTTCCGTGACCTGCTTGTTTGTGGCATAGGCTCGCAGTACGACTTCGCCCGTCTCCAAGTCCCAATAGGATGAGCCGTCCTGTGATTGAATGACCCCCGCCTTGATGATGTTTGCAATCAGCGAACCGGAAGTGATAAAGTCCGCCACAATCTGCCCATCGGCGGTGATGGCAGTTTCATACGGACCGTTGTAGCCATTTCTGGAAAAGCCTAACCCATTCACATTCCACCGCCAGACATTGACAGCGTCTTGTATGGCGGGAGCATCCAAAACAAGAAGTTCATAAGGCCTCCCGGTTTCGTCCCCGTGCAGCACCACATAGCCGCCGGTCTGGCCGGTGATCAGAGAGGTGGCATTGCTGATGGCTGTCTGCAGGAGTTTCGGGAACCGGTCAACTACCGACTCTACTTTCCCGACAGAGGACTGCACCTCAGAGAGCGTGGTAATCATACTGGATTTTTCGTTTCCCAGAGTAATGCTCACATACCGCTCTGCAAGGGAATCATACACGGTTTCGATCACGGTTGCAGACACATTCACCCCAAGGGCGGTGTGCCGGATAGTGACAGAGTCGCAGAGACGCACACGCTCCAGGAGCGCCGAATACTCCGGCTGTTTCCATAGGGGTTCAAACGCCACCTTAACGGTGGGAACAGTTGCACCGAGTGGATTTTCCTTGATGTAGTCGTTTGCGGCTGCCCGCAAAGCATCCTCGGTGATGTCAGTGCCGCTCTCAAACCTGTCTGTCAGGTCAAGAATGAGCGTCTTGTTTCGCACCATCTCCTCGGATACGATGGGCAGAGTCTGTTCCGGGAGCGTGACAACCGTCTCTGTTTCCGAGCCCTCCTGTGTATATACGGCGTAAGGAAGAAGCTGTGTATATACGCCGCTGTTATCCTCGTCCTGTTCCAGCGAGGTGAGGTTTTTGCCGTATTCAATGACAACACCGGTCTTTTCACCGCGATGGGAATGGAACTTCACCGTAAAGTTATCCCATTCAAATTCACCGTGCCATTTAGAGAGCATGGACCCTTCTGTGCCACCCAGACAAGCACGGACGCTTTTAGGGGTTGTAACGGAAAACTCTTTTGCCTCTGAGTAGTCCGTCCAGCCCGTGAACCGACTGTCCCCGGCAAGGATCTGATTCAAAAGCAGTGACGGAGAACGGCTTTCTGCATAGAACGGCATCACAGGGACATTGGCAAGGTCGTAGGAAATGTGCTGACCATATACCGTAACCACACCGTCCAGCGGCTTAGTGATTCGATAGATGCGAAACGCCTGCGGCTCTCCAGTATCGTTTGGCTTTGCCTTAATGATCCGTTCTTTTGCAATCAGCTTATAGTGCTGACCGGTAATGGGATATTTGAGTATGCATTCAAATACACCGTTTCGCTCCTCCGTGACCTCACAAGAAAGCGTATCGGTTAGCGCACCCAAGCCAAAGGTGGTGAAGCTGGTGCTGTTTGCTGGGTATAGAACAGGAATCATAAGCCGCACCACCTTGGCTGAACGGCAATCTCCGCATCCCCGGATACCGTTAGGACGGTTTCTCCGGGCGGGAGCAACGGAAAGTCTTCGCCCGTTACCTTGTCGTTCAGAAGCTGTGTGCCGAAGTAGAAATTCATCTGCTCACTGTCGCAGGTTATACCGCTTTCGATGCCTTTGAACTGCCATGAACGGTTATACCCGCCGTTTTGAAGCGTCAGCGTAAAGTCACCGCTCCCGGTCAGAGTGATGAGCGGCTTTGCGGAAAAGGCTTCCGGGTTAAACAGACTGCCGCCGCTTGTCATCGGGGTTTCCAGAAGTCCGTCCTTTTTATACCGGTACGGCTTGCAGTTGAAGGTGACCGTAAAGCAGCCGACTTTATTCAGCTGATCTTCAATATCCAGTGAGCCGCTGATAACCCCATACCGCAGATACAGCGAATCGTAGGAATCAGTAATCTCGTGATATCGGTCAGGCTCCGTATAGAGCCAGCCTTTTACTGCACGAAGTAGGTCAGATAAATCCTCGACTGTGTTCCGTCTCACAAAAACGGTGTAGCTTACCTTCACATTGGCAAAGCGGTTATTGGAAACAATCAAATCACCGCTTCTACCGGGAATAGACTGAAAAGAGATGTCATATTCCGGTGCGGAAAAGATATTTTTGCTCTCAATATGCAGACCGAAATCAGCAGAACTAATCCCGTTATAGGTGAAAAAAGTCATGCAAATACCACTCCTTTCCGCATCGCAAATTGGCTGGCAGTTTCCATGACCTCATTGGTCAGCTGCCGGATGTCCTCCGTAGAGTAATTGTTAAAGTTTGTAATGTTGAGCACAAGGGAAAGCCCGGAGGCTGTGCCGCCGGGAATGCCGCCGACGGAAGAGCGGATATTGCCGCTCACATCAAAGTCCGTAGGCAGAGCGGTCTGCATATCGTGGGCAAGGTCGGTCATCACACCGTCGATATCTTTTGCCATGCCCTCTGCAGCTTTCACCGCCTCATCACCCTTGTCGTCGATGGAACCGGCAAGACCCTTCACCAGCATTTCACCAACCCAGGCCATTTCTTTGGAAGGCGAGTTGATGCCAAAGAAGCTGCAGATACCATCCCAAATGCCTGAAATCCAGCCGGATACCTTGTCCCAAAGCCAGGAAGCAAGACCGGTAATACCGTCCCACAGACCTTTGACAATGTTGCCGCCGATCTCCACTATTTTGTACATAAGAGAACCGAACGCCTTTACAATCCCAGTGATGATTTGAGGTACGGCTTTCACGATCTCCACGATGATGGTGGGGAGATTTTCAATGAGTGAGACGAACAGCTGAACACCGGCCATAATTATCTTATCGATGTTCCCGATGACAGCGTTTACGATACCGGAGATAATCTGCGGGATTGCCTGCACGATGGTTGTGATGATTTGCGGCAATGCCTGGATCAAGGAAATCAGCAAATCAATGCCCGCCTGGATAATCAGCGGGATGGCATCCAAAACAGCGTTGATGATCCCGTCAATAATCTGGGGGATCGCTTCCACGATGGCGGTAATGATGTCCGGCAAAGCCGCCACCAAGGAGGTCAGCAGCTGTATCCCGGTTTCAATAATCTGCGGAATGGAATCCAGCAAAAAGGTCACAATGCCGTTGATGATTTCGGGCAGAGCCGCAATCAACACGGGCAGTGCGTTCAAGATCCCCTGTGCCAATCCCGTGATCAGCTGAAGAGCTGCGTCCAAAATTAAAGGCAGGTTCTCAATCAAGGTCTGTACGATTTGAATGACCACCTGCACCAGGGTGGGAATCAATGTGGGAAGTGCTGTTGCAATACCCGTGGCCAGGGTAGCAATCACCTGTGCAGCCGCCTGCAGAATTTGCGGGAGCAGTTCAATGAGGCTGTTTACCAGCTGCATAATGATGGACAAGGCTGCGGCAGCCAGTTCCGGCAAGGCTTCGGTAATTCCGGTAAGCAGGGTAGTAATAATGCTGATGCCAACCTCCAGAAGAACCGGAAGGCTGGCGAGCAGTGCCTCACCAAGCATAGGAAGAATGGTGGACAGCTTTTCCATCAAAACTTCCACCAAACCGGAAACACCTTCTGCAAAGGTTTCTGCAGCCCCGGCGGTCCCGTTCAAAACTCCTTGCAGCCCTTCACCCATCAGAGAGACAAAGGGAAGCATGGCGGTAAGCACATCCGCCGCCATTGTTTTCAAGGTGGTCATAATGGGTTCTGCAACAGCACCAAGCTGGGCATAGGCATCGGTAAGCAAAGCCTGCGCCCGCTGTGCGTCCATCACATCGCCATTGAGTTCCTTGTAATTCTCGGCGGCTTCCTGATACAGACCGTTTAAAGTATCGGTAATCAGTGCCGCCCGTTCCTGCTCGGTGTTACAGCCGTCCAGGGCAGACTGGAAATCCTCTTCATTGACTCCCGCCCAATTGAGCGCGTCTGCCAGGACACCCGTCAGCTGTCCGGTTTTCGCTGTTTCATTGGCGGCTTCGGTAAGACCCTCAATGGGCAGGCTATCTCCAAATGTAGCCCAGACACCGGCGGCTATGTCTGTCCACTGTGCCAGTTCTTCTTCGGTAGAGCACAGTTTCGCCAAATGGTTGACTGCCTCCACACTTCGGTCTTCTTCACCCAAAATGGAGTAAAATCCGGTGTAGGCTTCACCGGCCTGTTCAGCGGTAAATCCTGCGGTGAGGAAGGCTGCATCCAGCTTCGCCTGATCCTCCCGGTATTCACGGGTGGATTCGGCAAGGTCGAGGAAACTCTTTGTCAGCCCTACCAGCGCAGCTCCGGCAGCGGCAACGGCAGCACCGATGGTAACTGCCACACCCTTCATGACAGAGCCGACCTTTTCCAGTTTGCCGGAGGACTTGTCGGCATCATCTGCCGCACCTTTCACCTCATCACCGAAACCGTCCGCCTGTTTTCCGGCATCCTGAAATTCATCACCGGCTGCGTCAATGGCATCCTGATTCTGCTTTAGTTCCCGCTCCATGTCGTTAAGAGCGGCTTCGGCATTGTTCAGCTGAATCTGCCAGTTTTGTGTGCGGCGGTCATTTTCTCCAAAGGAAGCGGAAGCGTTGTCGAGAGCCGAACGAAGGGTTTCAATCTTCTGCTTCTGGGCTTCGATTTCTTTGTTCAGAACAGTGTTTCTTGCCGTGAGTGCCTGAACGGAGGAGTCGTTTTTGTCGAACTGGGAGGAAACCAGCTTCATTTCAGATCCCAGAACCTTAAAGGACTGGTTGATTTCGGAGAGGGCTTTTTTGAATTCCTTTTCACCCTCAAGTCCGATTTTCAGACCGAAATTATCCGCCAAATGACCACCTCCTTTTTAAATCCCATCCGGGATGATATCGTCAATAAAGTGCTCACACTTGGGCTTTGCCTGGCCGTTCCACTGCTTGTGGCACTCCCACAAATCCAAGAGCAAGCCAAACGGCATCAACCACACCTCATCCATGGAAAGATGCAGGTGAGCGATGCCGTAATAAAGAAGCCGGGTAAACAGTTCCTCGTCTGTTACCCGACTTGTGCGTTTTTTGTATCGGTCTCACTTTCGATGTTACGCTTGGTGCCCTTATACAGAGCCTCGGTGATGGCGGTTTTGTAGCCCGCCAAATCCGCAGGAGCAGTGAGAAGCTCCACCATTTCCTCGGTGAGCAGATCCTTGGGATTCTCCTTGTTTTTCAGGTTATACACAAGGATAGACTGGTTTGCCAGGAGGGTGATCAGCCACACGATTTCTCCGATCGCCATTTCAAAGTTCTCGGATTTCATCAGCTTTTCACCCAGGTTTTCAAGACCGCCATACCGTCCGGCGATTTCCTTTGTGGCTTTGGTGGTGAGCAGTAAAGTGTACTCCTCACTGCCAATCAGAATATTTGCAGAGCGTTCCTGTTCCATCTGTTAGTGACCTCCTTAATCTGCTGCAGGCAGTGCCGCATAAGACGGCTCGTACACCTGCTTGTACCAGTTCGTGATGGTGTCGGTGGATACACCCTTGTCGCCCTCGGTGACCTCTGCCTTCCAGGGGTGCTTGCCCTGGGCGTCCACCTTGTTCCTGCGCAGAATCGTCCCCTCGATGGTGGGAGTGGAAAAGGTGATGCTGTCGCCCTTTGTGGTGAGGTTCGTAGCCGGGATTCCGAACTTCACTCGGTAAAGCCAGAAGTAGCGATACTTGCCGTTGGATTTCTTTGCTCGGAAGCCAACTGCAACGGGAGCACCACCATCCTCGCTGGTGGAAATCACGACACCATTTTCATCGATGACCGCACCCGTCAAATCCGATGCTGCAGTTGCACCGATATCATCCACACCCAGGGAAAGGGTGCCGGATTTGAATTCCTTTACAATCTCCGCCGCTCCGTCATCCGCATACAGTGTAGCCTCCGCCAGTTCCACCGAAAGTTCGGCGGTCATGGCTTTTGCCAGCTGTGCAGGGGTTTCGTAGGTTTCATCACCGTTTTCACCCTCTGTGATTTTGGAGTAGAAGAGCTTATCAAGGCCAATCGTAGCCATAATCAATCCTCCATTTCGTAATAATGAGCTACATCCACATTGTAGTGGTGATAGCCGGTTTCCGTTTCATAGCCGATATAGCTTCGGCCTGTTACGGTAAAGTCGTGAGAGAGCAGCAGCTTTATAAGAGCGTTCTTCTCTTTAGTGTAGCTGCCCTTCGTGTATAGGGAGATACGCACCTCCTGGACATCGATACCCGGAGAATTATCCGCATGGATATCGAAGGTATCGGAAAGCGGTACGAGTACCAGGTACCTGTCCGGTGCGGTATCAGAAAACACCCCGGTCTCCACCGGAATATCCAGCGTTTCAACCAGGTTTGTCAAATCAGATAGCAGGCTCACAGCTTATCCACCTCCTGTTGAAACTTCTGCTTCATGGCTGTCTCACAGGCAGCTTTTGACGCCGTTTTGGCTGGCTTCAAAAAAGGTTTAGCAGGCTGACCGTGTTTGCCGTATTCCAGAATGTTTGCGATCTTTGCATTGCTGTCTCCGTCACTTCTTGGCTCCGCAAAACCGACTTTTATGTTGTGGTTGCCGTTTTTGTCCATCCTGACAGAGGACAGCCCCAGGGAGCGTTCCAGTTCACCCGTGGAGCGGGAATCGTACTTTGTACCGGAACCGATAACCGAGGCGAGGTTGCTTTTTGTCTTTTCCAGGACGATTTCGCCGCCTGCTTCCAGAACCTTCTCGCAGATTTCATCACTCTTTTTTCCAAGGGAAGAGAGTTTGATGAGAAAGTCTTCCGGCATCATCATTTGTACCTTAGCCACCCTTTGCCACCACCTTTTTTGCCAACACCTCTGTGTACATTCCACGGCCCTTTACGTTCTCCACAGAGATGATCTCAAAGCGGTCTCCGTCTGAAACGAGGATTTGATCCGTCTTAATCTCAAGTCCGGGAATGCAGCGGAAGCGGAACAGGTCGGTCGCATCAGAAAATGCGGCGAGATTTGCCCACCTCTGACTGCCATGCCGACCTTCCCGATGCACACGGATAGAAGCGAGGACTTCGTCTACGGTAGTAGAGAAGCCCTCGCTGTCCTTTACATTTTTGGTGGCAATAAGTTCTGCAAAGCCGTTCATTTTTCCGAAACTCATATCTGCCACCTCCGATCCAGCCGAAGCAGGAGGTTGACCGTGTTCCATACCTGCTGCCCGGCCTGCACATTGTCAGCAAAAAAGCCGCCGGTGCTGCCGTCCCTGGATTCATAGAAATGGGACGACAGCATGATGACAGCCTGTTCGGTGGTGGGCGGCATGGGGTTTGCCTGGTAGTAATCTTTCTCCAAATGCTGATAGCTTTCCGCATATGAAACAGCGGCGGTGATATATGCCTTTAAAAGCTCATCGTCCGCCGCATGGGAAAGAATCAGATTCTGTTTTACCTTTTGGAGCAGTTCCTCCATGACCGCCGCCTCCTTTCGTTAACCTGCGGACTTCTGAGCCAGAACCTTGATTGCTTCGGGGAGGATCAGCTTGCCATCCACACGCTGGGAGGCGAGGAAGCCCACCTGACCATTGGCAGCGTACAGTTCGTTCAGGCGCTTGAAGGAACGACCCTGGCGATCCGCGATCCAGTAATAGCTGAAGTCACCAAAGGCGATGGTCTTGGCACTGGCTGCAATGGCAGGCATATAGGCCGAGGTACGCACCGGTCTGCCGAGGATGGTATCGGGTGTGCCTGCAGTCAAAGAAGGCTGCCACAGGTACTGGCCATTGTTGTCCTTCAGTTTGCGGATGGCCTTGATGGTGGAATCGTTCAGCACCCATACAGCGTTACGGCGATAAGGAGCCTTCAGAGAGTAGAACAGGTCGATGAGTTCATCGGCAGTAATGGCGGTAGCGGACGCAGCAGTGATGCCAGTTTCCGCGCCACCGGTGGCGGCAAGAATACCCAAAGGCTTACCGGAGCCGTCACCCGTGAAGAAGGCTTCCTCTTCCTTGGCACCAATGCGGCGGGCAAACTCACGGGAGATATAGTTCTCCAGGTCAAAGACGCTGTCGTTGAGCAGTTCTTCGGAAACCTTGATCATGGTGCCCAGCTTGTAGGCACCGATGGATACCTGACCGAAGGAATCGTCACTCTCGGTGAACGCACCCTCCTCATCGATCCAGGACGCAGTGCCCTTGGTGGCCACCACGGGGATCTTGCGGTCACCGCTGGAAGTCTGGATGACCTTGGCCAGCTGACGGAAAATGTTCTCTTCCTCCAGTGCTTCCACCAGAGTTCGCTCGTACTCATCGGGCACCAGATAGCCGCCCTCGGAGTCAGTGCCGATCTGCAGAGCGTTCATCACCGTGGGCATGGGGGCCTTGGAGCGCATCATGTTCCAGAAGTTCTGGCGGTACTCATCGGTGGCGCGACCAGTCTTAGCAGTATCGCTACTGGTCATCGGCTTGCCAGTCAGAGGCTTATTCACCGGACGGTTCAGTTCAGCATCCAATGCCTCTCTGCGCTCCATCCGGGAGATTTCCTTACCCAGGTCGGCAATTTCCTGCTCCATGCGGGAATAGGTGGCGTCATCCTCGGCGGACAGAACGCCTTTGTCGGTGCGGTGGGAGTCCAGGAAAGCCTTGGCGGATTCCCACGCCTTTGCGCGCTTCTCACGCAGTTCCAAAATAGTCATACGTAATCTTCCTCCTTTAATGTTTCAAAAGATTGAGCCGCTCGTAGAGATCATCTACAGAGCGGCCGGTGGGCTCCGCCTTGGGGGCGGTTCGATTGGTTTTGCATTTCTCGGCGATTTTCCCCATGAGGGAATTGACCACATTGGCTTTGGAATATAGCATGGAAACTGCAGGCGGCTCCATATCCTCAGCAGCTTCACTGCGATTCATGATTCCGTCCGCAAAGCCAAACTCTACAGCTTTGCCTGCATCCATCCAGGTTTCCGCATCCATGAGGTGCGAGAGTTTGGCGCGGGAAAGCCCCGTTTTGATTTCGTAGGCATTGATGATGGAGTCTTTTACGCTCCCCAGCATTTCAATGGCCTTCTGCATTTCTGCCGTGTCGCCCATAGCCACCGTCATGGGATTGTGGATCATGAGCATAGACACCGGAGACATGAGAACTTTAGTACCCGCCATAGCAATGACGGATGCAGCGGAAGCCGCAATGCCATCGATCTTCACGGTCACATCGTGGGGATAGTCCATCAGCATATTGTAGATTTGGGCTGCCGCCACACAGTCGCCGCCGGGAGAGTTGATCCAGACGGTGATGTTCCCGGAACCCGCCATCAGCTCCTCCTTAAAAAGCTGAGGGGTCACATCATCGTCAAACCAGCTTTCCTCGGCGATGGTGCCATTGAGATACAGCGTCCGTTCCTCCGTCTGCATCGGATTCTCCTGATTGGTCACCATCTTGTTCTTCCACTTCCAGAATTTCTTCATCGGCATTTTCCTCCTTTCCGTCATCGTTGGATTCGGTATTTGCAAAAGCGCCCGCATCTTTGAGCGGGAGCATATTGCCGTTGATAAGATACAGGTCGCCGCCCTCTTCGGCAGGGATGCGGTCGAGGTTTTCCAGTTCTCGGATGTCATTGGCGGACATCCAGCCGTTCTGCCGACCGATGGCATACCCGTTCATGCGGCTTTGATAGTCGCCACGCAGCAGACCTTCCACATTGAATTTGACAAAATACTGTGTCTTTTCCTCCGGGGATAAGAGCGCCCGCATGATGGACTGCTCCCATCGGATCACCCAAGGGTCCAGCGTGTATTTCACAAATTCCAGGCTCTGCTGTTCAATATTTGAAAAGCTCGACTTTTCCAGATCACCGACCATGTGGGGCGGGACACGGAAAATTCGAGCGATTTCATTGATTTGGAATTTGCGGGTCTCAAGGAACTGTGCCTGCTCCGGTGAGATGCCGATAGGCGTGTATTTCATGCCTTCCTCAAGAACAGCGATCTTATTTGCGTTTCCGCTGCCGCCGAAAGTGGACTGCCAACTCTCACGCACACGCTGCGGGTCTTTGATGGTGCCGGGGTGTTCCAACACACCACCGGGAGCCGCACCATTTGCAAAGAACTTGGCTCCGTACTCTTCGCAGGCAATCGCCATTCCGATGGCGTTCTTTGCCATAGCAATTGGACTGTAGCCCACCAGACCGTCAAAGCCCAGACCAGGGATATGCAGCACATCCGAGGGCTGAAGCGTTACAGCAAAGTCCTTATTTTTAATGGCTTCATCCGAGCCACGGTAATAGGTGTAGTACA